TTACCACCAAGCTTAACGATAGCATTACCTAGAGACTACGTAAACTATGTTAAATTTACTTGGTCTGACAACTCTGGTATTGAGCATGTTATATATCCAATAGCTAAAACTAGTAATCCTACAAACGTATTGCAAAATTCAAGTGGGGTTTATCAGTTTGATGGAAGCGGTAATCTAAAAGTAAATGAAGACGCAGGCGGAAATCCTATTGATTCTAAAACTTGGAATGACTACAAAAGTGTTGATTCTCATGAAAATTCACAGTCAAACTTAGATTACGATCAAGATTTTTGGAACTATAATGTAGGACAGAGATATGGTCTTGATCCTCAGTTTGCTCAAATTAACGGATCTTTCTATATTGATGAGTTAAAAGGTTTAATACACTTTAGCTCAGGGTTAGTTGGTGAAACTATACTAATAAAATACATAAGTGATAGTCTTGGTACAGATGCTGAGATGAAGGTTCACAAAATGGCTGAAGAAGCTATGTACAATCAAATTGCTTACGCTATTCTTTCAACAAGATCTAACGTTCCTGAAAATCTTGTATATAGATTTCAAAAAGCAGCTAGAGCAACAAAAAGAAATGCAAAACTAAGATTATCTAATATTAAGTTAGAGGAAATTACACAAATATTAAGAGGTAAGTCGAAACAAATTAAACATTAGTATACATGGCTGAATTAAAAAGAAACTTTCTTGAAGGTAAGATGAATAAAGATGCCGACGAAAGGTTGGTTCCAGATGGTCAGTATAGAGATGCTTTAAACATAGAGATAAGTACGTCTGAGAACAATAACAAAGGAGTTGTTCAAACTTTAAACGGTAATGTTGAGCTATCTCCACTAATCACTTCAACAGCAACGACACTTAGCGTTGATGCAATAACAGTTGGAAGTATTGTAGATCAATCTAATGGATTAGTGTATAACTTAGTTAGTAAAGCTGCTAACCTGACTGGAACTCCAGCTGTTGGAATTATCTCAGACGCTATAATAGAGCTTGAGCCTAAAAGTGATTACTCAACAACTGATTCAACAAAGTTAACATTCAAGCCTGTGCTTACGGACGTGTACGAGGCTAGATACCAATCTTCAGCTTTTTCTACTAACATAATAACTGGACTACCAACTACAGAAGCTGGCGTAGACAGTGATGGTGGTGTAGTAAATAGAACAGAAGGTATTAAGCCTGGTATGAGAGTTCAAGCTATCACAACGGGTGGTGATGATCTTTGGGCTGGTGCTGACATTAGAGTTAAGTATCAAGCTCAAAATGGTGACGTTGTATTAACTAGTGTATCTCAGTTAACAAGTGTTTATACAGCTCAAAATATAACTGATGATGTTGTACTAAGATTCACTAAAGATAGATTTTTAAACTTTCAACAAGGAACTTCTGAGTTAGAAGCAAATGTTGGTGATGGAACCTCTAGTTCTGTAACGCCAAATGGTAATATAGTTACTGGTATAAATTTAGTAGAAGACTTTTTGCTTTTTACAGATGGTAGAAACGAACCTAAAAAAGTCAATATAGTTAGATCTAAGCTTGGTACACATTCTATAAGAGAAAACTCAATACTATTTATTAAAAAAGAAAACTCTTACGTAAAAGCTGGTAAAAAAATACTTATAGACGAGTCTCATGTTACGGTTATTAGACCTAATCCAAACACTCCTATTACAGTTATTGCAACAACAGATAATTCTTCTAATGGAACTCCTAACGTAGTTGTAACAGGAAATCAAAACCCACAAGGTCCTTTTGGACTTTTTAAACTAGCTACCGCTGCAAATGTAGCGTTTAGCGTTGGCACAAACTTTTATGTTCAGCTTCAAGCTGATGCTAGTTATGCTACAAATCAAATTCTTAGAATAACTGGTGCTACTTCAGCAACCAATGCAACAGTTGTTGTCACCGACTACTTTCCTGGCGCAGACGTATACAGACTTACTATTCAATATATTGATCCTACTTACGATCCAAGCTCTACAGCAGCAGAACTTTGGAGTGTTGCGACAATTAAAACAGAGGCTTTTTACAACGAAACATTCGTTTATTTCGCCTATAGGTACGTGTACACGGATGGTGAAAGATCTTGTATATCCCCATATTCTACAGCGGCATTTATCCCAACAACATACTCGTACAGTCCTGAAGACGGTTTTAATTTAGGAATGCAAAACGTAGCAGATGAAATTGTGCTTAAAGATTTTGTTCCTAATTACATACCAGAAGATGTTGTTGAAGTAGAGCTACTACTCAAAACAACAGATAACGAAAATATATATTTGTTTAGATCAGCCAAGATTGATTCTGACACGTGGGATGCACCTGGAACAGGTAGCAACAGGGGCTCTATAAACATAACGTCTGAGCAAGCAGGCTCAACACTACCTTCATCGCAAGCTTTAAGATCTTTCGATGCAATACCTAAAAAAGCATTAGCACAAGAATTTAGTGCTGGTAGATTGATATATGGTAACTATTATCAAGACTACAACTTAGAAGATGGAGCTGGGGAGTACGTAAAAGCAGACATAAACATAAGCGCTAAGTCTGTAGCTACAGCATTTGACTCTGCATTTGAGTCAAATAATAACTATAGAGCGATTAGGTCATTCGACGACAATATTCCAAACAATTTTAACTTCCGACAGAGGTTTAGGCAAATAGCAACTACAGACTCACAAGCAGTGCATTTACCAGACTCTCCTGGCTTTATATACGCAACACAAAGAGGTCTTTATGCTGGCGTTGAAAGCTTGGTAAATACTAACGGTGCATTTAATATTGATGGCACTGGCACAGAGGCGGATCCTTACAGATATTATTATACAGCGCCAGTCACTGGTTCTTATACGTACGAGATCAACACTAGAATGTATGTTTTTGACGCTGATTATGCTAACGGAGGAAATGCATACGAAGCTCCTTTTAGAATAGCTATATACGAGTGCGACACAAATGGTGAAATGTTAAACATAGATAACACTGGTACCCCTTACGAAACGGCTCCTACCCCAGTTTTTGTTGGACCAGTAGTATCTGGTGGTGTTGAAAGCTCTGTTAACAACGTTATATTCAATGAAATTAGTCTTACAGCAGAGGTAGAATTGACTGCAACAAAACACTATCAAGTGTTTGTACTTTCTAATAACGAGTTTGTTCCTAGTGGGCTAGTTGTTTCTCCAGCTAGTCAAGTAGGGGAGATATTTAACTATACTACAACTGGAATATACGACAGTCAAAATGGAATACAGCCGTTTTTCAACTTATTAACAGTTCAAGCTCTGGATATAGCTATAACATCGTCTCCTTCTACAACTAACACTCTTCCTTCGTTAAGAGGAGAAAGATCGGTTAAGTCTGGTAGACCATATCAAATTGGCGTTGTATATAGAGATAAATACGGTAGAGAGAGTTCTGTTTTAGTAGATGAAGAGAATAACTTTGAAATACCAAAAGCTCAAGCTCCAAACAAAAACTTATTGGTAGCCAACATAATTAACAATGCACCTTCTTGGGCAGATACTTATAAGTTTTTTATTAAAGAAACAACTTCTAAATATGAAAACCTAGTGCTAAGCACCGCGCTCAGTGTTACTGACGGTGTTTATGCTTGGCTAGCATTTAACTCTTCCGATAGAAATAAAGTTAAAGTAGGAGATTTCTTAGTATTAAAAAAAGAACATGGTACTAGTGTTCCTGTGGTTGCTGAAGAAGCATCTTGGAAAATAATAGATATAGAAAACGAAGGCGCCGTTGGAGAAGATGGAGAAATAAGTGCTGGTACAACCAGCGTGATACAATCTTCTGTAGCGTCAAATCCTGAGCTAATAGGTAAGTTTTTTGTCAAAGTAAATTATAACACAGAGTTTACAACTTACTTAGGTACTTTTGCTGCAATAGAAAATGTAGGCTTTGTTAACGCAAATGGTGCCGTGTTTGAAACTAGAACAAAACAACAATTAGATTTAGACTTGTATTACGAAGTTGGAACTAGCTACCCGGTTAGGCTTTCAGAGGACTATGCAGAACAATTTATACCTATTGGATCTACAGTGCAGATTACTAAAGCTTGGAACTCAAGTGGCGTAGATGAAACATTTGATAGTGGTACGTTTATCAACCTTGCTAACGTCAAAGTAGTAAACGATCAGCTACTTGGAACCACGGTTACGTCGGTTACTGGAGCATCTTCTTTTCCAAATATTATAACAAACCCTTATTCAAACCCGGAAAGTTATTGTAAAATAGAATGGTCTAATCAAGCTGTGTTAGCAGGTGTTCCTTTAAACTTTTTAAACCAAGGATTTATTCTTGAGTTTACTAAGCCAGATGGAAGTTCGGTAACATGCGAAGTCGTTGGAGGAATAAACGCTGGTTACGTTTACGTTAAACCATACACGCACCCTACGGCCTTGTTTCCAACAATAGATAGTAATATAAAAATACCTTGGTATAACTGTATTGCTTTTGGTAACGGAGTAGAATCTGACACTATCAAGGATGATTTTAATGCTCCGTCTATTTTTAATTACGTAGCGTCTGGTAAACAGAGTGGTTTTAAAGCAAATCTTCCACTACGAGATTACAAAGAGTTGCACGAGTCTAATAAACTAATATACTCGCAGATATTTAACGAAGACGCTGGTGTGAATAGGTTAAACCAATTCCTAGCAGCTGAAAACATAGTAAAGAAAATTAACCCTGAGAACGGTAGTGTTCAGAAGCTTTTTAGTAGAGATACTAATTTAATTATATTCTGTGAATCTAAAGTTTTTGGTGGACCAGTAAATAAGGACATTATATTCAATGCTGACGGTAATGGACAACTAATAACTTCTAATAAAGTTATAGGTACTTTAACTCCCTACAGCGGTGACTATGGTATTTCTACTAATCCAGAGTCATTTGCATCAGATGAATTTAGAATATACTTTACCGACAAGGATCAAGGAGCTGTTTTAAGGCTTTCTAGGGACGGTATTACTCCAATACATGAATATGGTATGGAAGATTGGTTTAATGACAACCTGAAGTCAGCTCAGGCGCTGGTTGGTAGTTTTGATGACAAGAAAGGAGAGTACAACTTAACCATTCACAATGTTACTAATCCTGGTTGGAAAAAAGAGGTTTACACTTTATCTTTTGACGAAGCAGCGAAAGGATGGGTTTGTTTTAAATCTTTTATACAAGAACAAGGTTTTTCTTTAAACAATCAATTCTTTACGTTTAAAAATGGTGACTTATACTTGCATCACTACTCTGAAGTAAATAGAAATCAATTCTATGGAGTTGACAATGATTCCTCTGTTACATCGATATTCAATGACGCTGCTGGAACAGTTAAAAGTTTCAACGCTTTAAGTTACGAAGGTACTCAAGCTCAAATAATAACAGATGATGGTGATGGTGAGTACTTCAATGAATTTAATAACTCTACTGTAAGTGGAGTTAACCTAACGGAAAGAGGATGGTACGCGGAGTATGTAAATACAGACCAACAAGAAGGTCAAGTAGACGTATTTATTGAGAAAGAAGGTAAGTGGTTTAATTACATAAAAGGTGTAGCTACTAACTATACGAATGCTAACGATGGCGTACAGACTGCTAACAACCTAGATACTCACGAGTTTTCCGTTCAAGGAATAGGTCAACTATCTAACGATGCAACGTTGGTAAGTGGGGTTGCGCCGACAGACGCTTATGCACTTACGTTTGTTAACAATACTTACGCTGCTTTTGCTGGCGATTGGAATACTACTGGAATAAGTTTATATGGCGTAACAGCGTTATCAGGAGCAACAGCAAATACTTTTGTTATTAATCCATCACCTGGATTTGTTTTAGATGCCACTGGTTTTAGCAATAATACAACTGATTCTTTATATAGCGCGGTTACATTCACTAACAGTGGAGTAGCAAATACACCCTCAAATACGGTAATTGCAACGGTAACTTGGGTAAATCAAACTATATCTGCAGATGATTCTATAGTTTTTCAAATACAAAATATTCTTCCAACCGATAATACGCTGACGTTTGAATCTACTTTTACCCAATATTACGCTATAATGGGAGGCGCAAGCAATCAAAGTCAAGTTTCTTTCACTGGCGGGATTAGTACCGTAAGTTATCTTGAAACAGGAATATGGAAGTTAACCGCAAATATACCAGCTAACGAAACTGTTGAGTTAATTAGCTACAGAATTTCAACAAGCCCTGGTTACGTTTTTAAATCAAACGGTATACCATCTGCAAGTATAATTAACCCCTCCGGCTTTCAAGCTTTTCAAGCTATAACAACTCAAGTTCCAAACGTAAATGACCAAGGATATGTAGATTATGTAGACGTAAGCGTTTCTGTTATTGCTTCTGAAGATATAAACTTAACTGACGGCTATACAATAAGCAATAACGTAGGTAACTCTGTAGCGATTGGTGCTTTCTGGAACGCTGGAGAATCATTTGTGATTGATGATGCCAATACTGGTACTATTTTAGGTATAAGCACTAATGGATCAATTCCTACTATAGTTCCAGAAGCAGCGGCAACTTGGATAACAAGTGCTGTCGTTGATCCTAACGTGCTTGGTCAACCTTACATAACCGCTACTATTACTACAACCGTCAACACTGGCGCTGCTAGAACTGGTACGTTAAAACTATACTCTTCCGCAGACGTTGCTCAAACATCTCCGCAAACATTAAACTTTACTCAGTCAGTAGCTGATTACATAGCGCTATGGCAAGCCAATTTAAACAATGGTAACTTAATAGGCGTAGCCTCTCAAACCAATTCAGCTGACGCTGCGGTTGTGAGGCTTATGGTTTCTACTAATGGTGCTGCACCTTTAGATGCCGATTTTACTTTCAACTATACTGTTGGGGCATCGGGTTGGTTGTCATTTGCTAGCGCACAAGTTTCTCCATTTCAACCAAACGATGGAGATACAGTTAACTATTGGGTTGACTTTAACCAACTAATTAATCCAGTTGGAACAACAAGAACTGCTATTATAACTGCCGCACATACTAGTGGATCTCCATCTGACACCTTCACTTTAAATCAAGCTGGCTCATACGACTCTTCTACAGATACAATTGTTTTTACCGACGTTAGTGGTACTCCAATAACAAGCCTTAACATAGCTCAACAAGCTGGATTATATACTGGGTACTTAATAGCGTCTGGAGGTACGCTGCCTGTAGTGCAAATTGTTCCTCAAGCTTTTGGCGATCAAATTGATCTATGGGAAATCATAGAGGTAACCGCTGTGGGTGGTCAACCTTATACTCACACTTACAAGATTACTGTAAATGACAATGACGGAGCATTCTTAAACCTTCCAGGTACAATAAGTGCAACTGTCAATGCTTTCTATCAAGACAATACTAACGGTGGTTCTACGGCATCTAATACTACTACTACGCCTGATGATACCTTAACGGTTATTCAAAGCGCTGGTCCTTTTGGATATTTTATAGCACAAAACGCAAACCCTGTTCCTGGCGTTCTTCCTCAAGAGCCCACCGGCGTACAAAACTCCTCAGGGTCACTTTTTGGTCAGCAATCTGATGGCGTGTTAGGATGGGGCGCTTTTTTTAGCAGTGTAGGAGTTAACCAATATAATAACATAGACTACACCTCTACTCTTTTTGACTTAGTTGGTTATTGGACAGACGCTAGTGGTTCGCTTAAGTATATCGAGGGAACTACAAGTTCTCCTGCAACTACTTGGGTTGGATCAGCTGTTTTTTCAGGAGCCAGTCATCCAAGTTGGTTAAGTGGAGTGGTTACTACAGCGCCAAGTCCAGCTGGTAATGCAAATGGTATTATAAAGTTTTCAATTGACGACTACGTTGGAGCTAACCAGTATAGATACGCTACTATAGGATTATTCACCTCTGCCTCTAGCACACTTCCATCTCACGTGTTCTACATTGTTCAATATAACTTTTAAAAAATAAAAAATGGCTATAATAAATCTACCTTTTGCGTACAATATAAACGACTCACTACAAGTTGGTGACAATGTATATTCTTGTGTTCCAACAACTACTGGTCAGTTTAAGTTTACTACTTCTGATAGTGGAATAACTAAACTAGGAACATGTAGTAGTATATCTGCTACTAGCATACAAGTAGACACTGGTAGTTTAAACTTTGTACTACCTGTATCTGGTAGCTTTATTTTATTCAACAAAGATAATGAAGCTAACTTAAACTCTGTACTAGGTTACTACGCAGAAGTGAAGATGGTTAACAATTCAAAAACAGAAGCAGAGTTATTCGCAGTATCTGCTAACGTAGCTGAGAGTAGTAAATAAACAGCCTAGACTGTGATTATTAAACATACAATATAATATGAAAAAGACTCCAAAAAAATATATAGGTTCATCTCCGATGAAGTTTGAGCCAATCACTATGGCAATAGGTCTAGTAGGCGGTGCTATAGATTACTTCGGTAATAGAAAGGCTAGGAAAGACGCAGAGAGAAAACGTGATGCTGCACAAAGAGAAGCTGATAAACGCCTTCAAGCATACAAGGACAAAGAATTTGTAAATCCTTATGAGAACATGCAAAATGTTTACGAGGATGCTACTATAGATCAACGTGCCGCTGAGTTTGAAAGAGATGCTGCTGCACAGAGTCAAGCTGATACTTTAGCGGCTTTACAAGCTGGCGGAGGAACAGGTGCTGGTACAGCTGCTTTAGCAACGGCAATGTCTAGACAAGGTGCTCAACAAGCTCAGGCCGCTGCTGCAAACATTGGAGCTCAAGAAAGACAAAACCAAAAAATGGCATTAGCTGAAACTGGTAGACTACAAGATCTTAACATAGCTGGTCAAGAGCAAGTCAGAAGACAAGAAGAACAAAGAGAAATAGACTTATACGGTCTTAGTGCTGGCATAGCGAATACAGAAGCTGGCTTAGCTAGCGCTGCACAATCAGGAATGAATACCGCACTAGGAGGAGCAATAGCTAACGTAGGCGCTGGTTTCTTGCCAGGTGGGGTTTTCAATAGTGGTGGAACACCTACTGAATTTAAAGATATGTCAGATTTAAGTCTTGACTTCAAACCAAAACCATTATCTTTATCAACTTCTAATTCTTCATTACTTAATCCATAAAATTAAATCATGGCAGATAAAAAAGATAAAAAAGCACCAGCTACTTTTGGTAGTATAGCGTTACAAAACTACGGCGCTCAAAGAGCTTACGAGGTAGGCCAAGATAAGCCAACTTTAGTTAAAGTCGGCGAAACATTAAGGCCTGCTATAAACCTACTTGGTGAATACGCTAAAAATGCTCAAGAACAACAAGCTGAATTTTTAAACGGTCTACCTGAAGACTTTAAAGTTGAACTACTCCCTACCTCTGGTAAAGAAGCGTTTACAAACTTTGCTTCAGATGCTAAGCAAAGATACTCCGACGCTGCTGGTGTTGCTGCTAAATATTCTGCTAATCCAAACAGTGAACAATACAGAAATGCTGTTAAAGACATGGAGAGCATTAAGGGTAGTTTATCAAACAACTACGACGCATACGCTAAGCTAGCAGATAAAGCGCAGCAGTTTATAGACAACAAAGGTAATATAGTTGCTCCAACAAGCAAAGAAAGTATAATTAATTCAGAATTAGCACAGGGTGATTATAGCAACCTTGAGAATACGCCAGATGGTTTAGTATACAATTACACAGACCCAATCACTGGTGATGTAGAAAAAATACCTTCATCAAAATTATTTAAAAACAACGTTATAGATAATCAATTATCTCAGAACGTAGTAGATGGCATACTGAAGAATCCTTACGCGAGCGGTGTGAATGGAGATGATATGGAAGGTGCTTTGCAAACCGCTAACGTTCAGTTCCAAAATATAATATCTGATCCACAAGGATATAGACAAGCCGTATTTAATGGCTTTGGAGGTTCAAAAACTAAGTTTATTGATTACTACGTTGGAGAGCAATTTATCACGGGATTAGTAAGCGATGACGCTAAAATACAAGCTGCATCTAAAGTTTTTGTTGATGGAATAAACGACATAAACGCTGACGGTAAAATAACTAAAGACGATATGCAAGATGGCGTTTGGAGCTTTAAAGAAGGCGCTGAAGGTGTAGCGGCTAAAGAGATTTTTAACGCTAAAATAAACGACCACAAAGACGATGCTAACTTTGACGTTAGACAACAGCTAGGAGAGTTCATGAATGGCATAGCTAAAGATAAGTATCTTGAAGGTAAAGCTAACAAGCTTAAAGGCCAAACATACAACTTACCGGGCTTTGGAAAAGGTTTAAAGCACAGTCAAGTGCAAGGACTTTTTGACAAACTCAACAACAACGAAGTGATAAACGACGGTGCTGCACGTGGCTTTACTGAATATACTCCAGCGCCAGGAAGACCTGGTTTTTATACTATACTTGTGGAAAACGAAGATGGTTCAGAAGGTCTGTCAGAACTAATGCCTAGAGACATGGTAGAGGGCTTTCTTGGAATAAATGCTGTTAGAGACGACTTCAATGTTGACCCTGTGAAAGCAGCGAATGCGAAAGGAACACCTGTTATGCTTGACCTTGGCGCCAACGATCTTGCAAACAAAGACAAAGAAAAAGTAGACGCTAACAATGACAGTGAGACTACTGCTACTACTACTACTACTACTACTACTACTACTGACACAGAAGAAAATGTAATAGCTCAAAATATAGATGAAATAGAAGAAAATATTGACCGAGACAATATCACTGAAGAGCAGGTAAAAAGTGCTAGAAAGTCAATAGGTGTTTCTTTTGGTAACTGGGAAAAAAGCTACAACAAGTTTCCTAACACTATAAAAGATGCTGACGTTTTGAGTAAAGGTTTAGCGGATATAGATGAGCAACTTGAAGTTCTACTAACTGCAGACACAAAAGAAAAACTTGAGAAAGGCAAGAAGAAAACATGGTTTGGAGGAATAACTAGATCGCACATGTACGATAGACTATCTAAAGCTAGAGATAAGTATAAAAAAGCTTTAGATAAAATGAGTGGTAATCCACTAGGTAGTAAAGAACCAGCTAGCATT